TCCAAACCCCCCGATCAAGAACGACCGGGATCGTAAAAGGAAATTCCTTGACCTGATCGCCACGGACAAACCGAACAACAAATCCGCGCTCGCCGTCGTGGGTAACAGACAGATCGTCAAACCCAAGGCCATCGAGGCCGTTTTTACCGTTAAGACCGGCCGCACCATCCTTGCCGTCCAGACCATCGCGGCCAGCAGCCCCAGGCGCTCCCGGTTGCCCGTCGCGGCCGTCCTTGCCATCAAATCCCTTTTCGCCCGGCAATCCGCGCTCGCCGGCCGCTCCGTCTTTGCCATTCAATCCTGCTGCGCCGTCTTTGCCGTCTATTCCGTCACGGCCCGGCTTACCTTCAGGACCGAGTTCACCATCCTTGCCGTTCTCGCCCGGTTCGCCACGTTCCGGCGCACGCGCTTCCACAGCAGCCAATCTATTTTCAAAAGCCGCAAAGCTAGTGTCTACATAGGCTTTAACAGCCTCGAAACCGGCATCGAATGCTTCCTGAAGTTCCATCAGGCGGCCTTTTTAAATAGCGACAGCGCGCGCGATGGGTTCACGGACTTTTTCGGCTCCGGGAGCGGATCACTCGATCCGGCCGGCGATTTCGATGCAAACGGATCGGCTTGCGCATCGCGCTTGGACAGTGCCTCAAGGCTATAGTTCTGCTGTTGAAGGAATGGATTTTTCCCACCCGGAACAGGCCGAAGATTCAGCCGTTTGCGGGCTTCGTCAGGAGCCTTAATACCTGCACCGACAGCCTTTGCTTCCGCTTCAACCAACGTTGCCGTGTCCATGCGCAGCAAGTCGTCAAGATCGAATTCAACGCCGTATCTGTGATCCTTGTGTTCGGTGAGGCCCAACCCCTCGTCCAAACAAAGCTCAATACACTCAAAAAGCTTTTGCAGACATTGCGAATAATACTGCTGATCGAGAGCTTCGATGTTGTTGTATGCCGGAGGCGTACCAACGCCGATTTTATATCCCGGAACATGGAAGGTCGAACAAACAGTTTCAGCAGACCATTTCAACTGCTCGATGAGCTGAGCATCGATGGCCTTCATTGCCATCATTTCGAATTTTAGACCATCGCCGAGAACAGCAACCTTGCCGACCTTATCGCCGGTAAAGTTGGTTTCCCAATGATCCTTGAGGCGCTTTGCCGTTTCGTCGCTGATTGCGCCGGGAGCCGTCAGAATGCCGCCTGGCTGTGAGCCATTCTGAAAGAACTTCGCGGAGTTGTTCTGGATGGCAAGGCCCTGCACTGCGGCAATGCCGCAAGCCGTGAGCGGAGAAACACCACATAACGGATGATAGAGCGGCACCATCACGTCATGGATAATTTCACTTGCAGGAACGACTAGCCGATCTTCCTCTATGCCGGAAAGATTATCCTTGCTCAGTTCGTAATAGACCGCACCATCCGGCGCGATCAGTGGCTTTACCCGTGTCGGATCAAGAATGTACATCGAGACAACGACGCCTCGATTATCGCGCTCCTTCAAAACATAGACATTCCCGTGCAGAAGTTTTGAAACCGTCCACTGCTCGTAAAACTTAATGCGGTTCTGATAGCGGTTTGGCTTCCTAATGACCGGGGAAAAAGCCGCAACATCAACCTCCGTCCAGATCAGATCGGAATCCTGCTCAACGATCCGAGCGCGGCATTTTGAAACGTCAGAGGCGATCAATGTCACGCAAGAATAGACCGCGTGATATGTCAGAACCGTTTCTCGGCTCTGCTCCATATTACGCTGCCACGCGCCAGTGAAAGGTTCACGCACAATCGGCCACCAACCGCGACTAGACGGCCCTTGCAGGCCAGAAGGCGGCGCGGCTTTCGTGCGCGAGATTTCGAAACCAAGCAGACGCACGCTAGACCTTCGCCACCATATCACGGCGCTGGTAGCGGCGTTTCTGACGTGGCTGTTCTTTGGGTTCCCCTACCGCAGACGATGCGATTGATGCCTTGCCAATCTTAGTCAGGACAAAGGCATCCTTTTCGCTCGCTTCGAATTCTTCACCATCCGTCATGTCGCGACTGGCGTAACGTAGCGATCCTTTGGCACTTAGGCGCGGCATGTTTTTCTCCCACAAAAGTAGAAAGGGCCGGAATCTCTCCGGCCCTTTCATTTCGTATTCAGGCTTAGGCGTACTTCGCGGCGCTGATGTACTGCACAGCAGCCGAACGACGCTTGACCCAGTTGACCATCCGCTCGGCGCGGATACCGACAAGGTTCCGTTGCCACAAGGAAATCAACTCGACCGACGCCGTGGAGGGATCGGTCGGCGTGGTGGACATCTCGATGGATGCCTCAGTCGATACGTCAACTTCGACGCCACCTTCGTCCGCGAGGGCGATGTCGTTCGCGCGAAGGAACACGATGTTATCGCCCTCCTGGGGAGAGTCCTCGGTGTAGTCCATGTTCTGTGAGGTGACGACGTTCAACCCCAAGAACTTGCCGCCGTCCATAGTAAGGCCGGGGAACTGCGGATTGCCGAGGCTCGTCTCCATCAGACTGAAAGCGAGCGCCGTCGATTGCTTCATCACCACCGTATCCGGCGTGATGTTTTCAGCGAAGAAGTTCGCCATGATGGACTTCATGTCGGCCTTCAGATTCGAATAGGCGGTTCCGGTAGCAGCAACCGGCGTAACGCCATTCGTGATCGACGCAGGCGATACGTTCGCCGACGCGGCTTTTTCCGGATCGAGGAAGTCATGATCGACCAACTGAGCGATGGCGCCGGCCAGGTCGTCACGGATGATCGCTTCCGCAGACGGAGACGACAGACGCATCAACTCCATCGAGATCGGAACGATGCCGGCAACCTTGAGCGGATCGAGCGTCAGGCTGTCGAAGGCCAGCGACGTAGCAGGCTTCGGCTTGGTCTGACCAACCCAACTCGCAACAGCAGCACCCGTCTGCCGGGGGAACTTGATGAGGAATGGAACGATCCGCATCCCCGGAATACGCCCGATGATCGTCAGCGGACGCAGGTATTCGACAAACTCGCTGGCGAGGTTCTGGTATTGAGCGAGAGGGGCAGCCCATGTCGAATCCGTCGTGGTACCAGCGGACACGGCGGCCTTGAGGATTTGCTCGACCTCAGGGGTTTCGCTCTGCCAGTGCGGGCGGGCCTTGACGAAATCGAGCGGGGAATACTGTCCCTTGCTCAAATAGGCGTTGGTGCGCGCCGCAAGCAAGCGGACAAAACCGATGCCCTTTGGCACGTTACCGCCGCGAACGTGAACGCGGATAGGCTCGCCGCCACGCGCGCGACTTGCTTCGCCTTGATCGGCACCAGCAGCCGGAACAGCCTTCGTAATGTTCAGCCGCTCCATGTCCTTGAGACGAACTAGATGTTCGTCAATTTCTTTCACCTCGTCGGCAAGGCCGTCGTAGGTCTCTTTCTGCTGCGCATCGAGCGTGGAACCATCCTCGCCGGATTTTTCCATGATGGCCGACATTTCGGTGGCCTTCGTGGTGCGCGTGGCTTCAAATGCGGAAATCTGTTCCGCAGTGGTTTTCTTAGACATTGTGTGTTTGGCCTCCATGGCCTTGACAACGTGGGTTGATTTTGTTGCCGAGGCGCCGGCCTTCACGGTTCGCTCGCTGCCGTTCTGCTTCTGGCCTGTCGCGGCCAGCAGTTCGGCATCGATTGATTTGATTGAAGTAATGGTGGCATCCGCATTCGCGGGGATTGTGACGAGCGAAAGCTCAAGCCACTCCCACTCCGTAATGCGCCAGCCACCTTCCTTCAGAATTTCATAGGCATTGATGGTGAAGCCAATCGAAACCGCAGAGCGAAGCTTAAGTTTAGCGAGCTGCCATGCCTTATCGAGCAGGTCCTTGACCTCGCCCGGCTCGTCCGTTGACTCGATCTTGGCCTTAAACGGAATTCCGCTTTTCGTCGGCTTGGCAAACGTCACATGACCTACCGACTGTCGGCTGTCGTGATCCAGCAACAACGGCATGGGCAACTTGAACTGTGCCCCCATTGGCTCCACCACGTCCCCCACACGATCCGGTGTTGGCGTGGATGCAATGCCCTCGATAATCCGGTCGCCGTCATTGACGGATTTGATTTCGAGAATTGAATAGGCGCGGTTCATGGTGTGCTCGTCAAATGATCAGCATCTGATAGGTTTTCTTTGCGGGTTGCATTTCAGAAGCAGACGCGCCAACGCCCATCGCTATCGTGACAAGGCCATCGATGCGACCGCGTG